CTTTGTTATGGTCGGGATTACGGTTCGAGAACCGAGTGCCCTCGTCATCCAGGCAACAAGGCAACTCACAAAAAATCTTTTGAGAGCTTCTCTACAACTATCCCGGTAACATCGAATTGAACGTTGCGGTTTAGAACTACTTGTTCAAAAAGTTGGATGATGTCCAGTCCCGTACAATTGTACCTTTCCCAACAGAAGGCGGTGAAATCACCATCTGACAAAACCGAACCAGACTCAGCGTGTCTGTTGATTTTGGAAGTGATGTTTTTCAAAGTAACACCTGCCATTCTGGCGTTCCAGGTCAATGAATCAGAGCCAACTTGCTTTTGGTCTCTAACGTACGGAGCTTCCATCTGAGCCCTCTTAATGAACAAATCTCGCAGCGTCGGGTAGTAACGATACTCGTAGGCGTAACCTATAGATTTGCCCAGCATGTAGCCCTCGTCAGTCACCTGGCTGTTCTTGTTAGCTCTGGCGTTAAACCTGCCCAGGGCCTTGCCCATGAGTGGTATCACCAGGTGGCAACCATGTGAACTAGGAACGAATGACTTGCTGAGGAAACTTGCTTTGTACAAACAATCATGTCGAAAAACTGTGGCCTCCATTCTGGCTTCGTTTGCTATACTAGCGTAAACTTTGGCCATGTAATGTGCCTCGCCTTTCATGCATGCTATCATGTCATCACCCATGAGCATCGCTCTGCACTTGCGGATTTTCAGCTTCTTGCAGACTGCCCACAATATCCACGCATTGAGGAAAGTGTTATTCAGTGTGGTGTCAGTCTTGCCCGTAGCAAACTGGTTCTCAAGATTAGCTTTAATGCCATGCTTGTGGTTGACGACTCTAAACTTGCGTTCTTTCATATGCAGTCGTGCGAACCACTCCGGGCACCCAAGTGTCCTCATGAGAGCAGTCTCGAGCAAAATAACATCAGCACACTGAGTTTTGTCGTTGGCTGAGAAATCCGCTTCTACCCAATATTCTCCTTCTTCGCGCTTTTCAACAAAAGGAACATATTCATCAGGAG